CCGGAGGTTTCCCAGTGTGTGCCTTATGGTGACACATGAACCTCCTGGTGCTTCTTTCGAGGGCGTTTTACCGCCTGAACATCCGACTGGGGCCAAGCGACGATTTCCGATACGTGTATCGGAAAATCGTTGACTTTGACAGACCAGCGGTCTCGATTGAAGCGTGCCCTTGCTAATAACGCGAACCTAGAATTGGTCCGGTTGTTAATAGCAAGAGCACTCGGTAAACCCCCCTTCGTTCGTGAAGATATCCAGCCGTTGACCAAACGACTGTACTTCTTCAACGAAACTATTTCTGTGGCGACGGAAGGGAAAGGGCGATCAGAAAACACCCTTGCCCGGGCATACCAAGCGACCTGGTCTGACAATTGTCGGACCAAGAGGCGTTGGTTGTCCGGCTCAAGAATTGGGTCTGTCGTATAAGACAAAACACCAAAACTGAGAGCCTCCCGAAGTCGCAGCTCGGCGCGCTGGCGTGCCTCCCACATCGAAGGATCCCCGGCGTCCACCCAACTGGGTGGGCCCAAGGGAACAGTGTCTTGGCCGGCTCCATATAGGAACCGGCCAAGCGCTAGGCGATGTTTGAACGGAATGTCAATCCGCGAAACAGCGCCCCGACGAGACGGGAGGCCAGCGCCTCCGAGAGATCTGGGCAAGGCGGGAGAGACGCCAACGTCTCTGCACCGCCGCCACGCGTCAGGCTGGATGGCGATTAACACCCTCCGACCACGACACGTTCTCCCGGAATCCGAGCCAAGGGACTCAAAGGATGCGCCCACCTCATCGATGGACGATCCCACGAGCCCCTTCACAGGAATAGCCTTGCTCCAGGACAAGCCCTTCACCCCGGGAACCACGAAGAACGACATCTCCGTGAAGTTCCCTCCCGTTATCGAAGTGAAATCTTTACCGGCGGAGACTTTGCCATTACAACTGGCAACGACTTCGCGGTATCGATCCACTACCGGCCGGGGCCACCGAGCAATGAGGTCATCGCCGCCAATGGCGGCGGACTTCATCCAACGGTGAGGGTGACCACCGCCCGCGGAGACCGCAAGTTCCATCCACCATGAGTGTATAATGGACATCAGAGGCCATGAAGGCCCGAGGCCCATTAAAACACCGCATGAGGATTCGACTTGTTGTCCCCACGGGTAGGTGAGAAGCTGAGGACCGGAAAGCGCATATAGTGCTTCGGCCCACAAGTCCGGGAGTCCTTCCCATCCCTCAACGATACCCGTTACCACCGACTTGATAAGGTCGTGCGGCAAACGGTCAGTTGCGGCAGTGAGGTCAGTAGACACAATGATGTGGTCAGGACTAGTGTCCGACACCATTTTTTCTACTGCCCCACGACGGTCTCCTTTAAGGAAGGCCGAACAGGGCCCCCAACGAGCGACCGCTCTAAGCATCGCTTTGTTGAGGCAAGTACCAGCGACCGTCGCGTGGGCTTCAGGAGCGGACACAATCCGCTGCTTCCATCCACGTTCGGGAACGCAGGTCACCCTGTTCCGCAAAGGCATTGTCGCCGTCCGCCAAGCGGCGGCACGGGCAACGTCGAGGGAGCCTTTATGCATCCGCTCAGATTCTACTTCGAAATCGGAATAGAATTCTGAATAATCTTGGAACAGAATCGCGTCCGGTCGTGACCACATCTCCTGAGGGAGAGTGCCAATCCACTGACGATGTTCTGTCCTCGTTTGTTCGCGAGTCCCCCCCTTCCTTCGCGTTGACGCAAAGGAAGCAGAGGGAGTTGGAGACACTGCCTCCAACAAATCGGTCGGCTTTAGGCATTTACGTGCCCAAAACCGAGCGAACTCGCGCGCGGAATTCAAAAGGCCGCTGTCAGTCGTCGGGCG